ATGTGTGGTGACGTCATTAATTATTCTGGTGTAGATGACACGTAGAACATAACTTCGAATCGGGTTCACAAAATATATCGAAATTACGTATTCAGTTTTTTTACAGTAGTAATAACCGCCTGATTCCCTACGATTTCAGAAACGCAAATCACGTGTTAAAATTATCTATACACGGGACGACTGATAAACTATCGAGGGTTCCTATGGTAAAGAAAGGTACTGAGTTACAAAACGAAGAGCGCACCGAAGGGTATCGTCTTCCGCCAAATATTCAAGGCAAGGTTGATGACCTGAATAAATGGAATGCGTTTATTTATATATTTTTAATCGTACTTACCGGTTGTTTCTTCATGGTGTTTACTAAACCGCGAAGACTTAGCGAGTAACCGCGTAGACGGGAGCACCGGGCTTCCTGACGCGAGTGGACACGCGGGAGATGATCATGTAGACGATCACGGAAAGGAGGGTGGTGAAGAGAGCGGTGAGAGCGTAGTTCATGCCACCGTTCTTCTGAACCTTGACGACCTGGTGAATGGACCAACGGACGACATCCATCCAAGAGAGAGCCGCGGCGAAGGAGAAGCCGGCAACCACGGAGTTGAGGGACTGAGCCTCGAGCTCACGGGAGATCGCGAGGACGGTATCGACAGCGATATCGGAAGACATTTATTATATGATTAGATTTTATTCTGGTAGCAACTCTTCGACGATCAGGATTTTTTTATAAGTGTCCTTATTGTATCCCCTGATATTACCCTTCCTGGGTGCTTCAGACTCCGAGTCTGAATCCGATTCTGACCCAGATTCCGAGGACTCGTCGACTGCCTTAAAACTTTTGTAATTAGAAGTCGTCCATCCCTGGAGAGGCGATGTGTCCATTACTATCGATTGCATTTTTTATCATTTCTTCTGACGGATTGGTCGGTTTCCAACCCTCCCATGCGTCATATGCTTCGTTGATTTTCATATACAGTTCTTCTGATCCCGAATATGGGACGAAGGGTTCCTCTTCGCTTTCATCGACCGTCTCTATCTCTTCCTCGTCATCCGATTCTTCCTCCTCGTAAATTTCGGGAAAATATGACCCGATTTGCTGACCTACCGTGTGCATCGCACAGTATTTCAAGCAGTATTCCATATCCTTCGCTAAAATCGTGTTTCGGCCACACGCTTTAGCATATTGTCCTGATAAAACGACTGCGTGTTCCATCACTGGTTGCATTATGTTAATTGCTGATTCCACCATTTGGGAAGATAACTTTTCCGCTGCCTCCATTGATTCGGAGTATATTATTAGCAAGCGCATAAACTCTAAGCTCTCTTTTAAAAGTTGTTTCACTGTTAAGTTTCAGTTGAATGATCTGTTCTTTGATGGCGCTAAAATTGCGCTGACCCGTGGGATACCACTTCTCGGGTTCTAATGCAAAACTATATGAGTAAAATCGCCTGAATAACTGTGTCCTGGAATGATGAATACCACTCTGTACGGCCCTGAGATGTACAACATTTCCGGTCACTTCGTCGAGAACGGTTTCGTTATCTAACACCATTCCTAAACTGATGAGGTGTTCAAAATTTACATATTTGCCATTGGATCCTGGTGGATAAATTTCGTAAGTAAAATCGTAATCGAACGGACTATAAAAACTGTTCGTAGGTAAGGGGACGTTTTGTATCACGAAATACAACTCTTTCACTGGATTCATGAAGTTCATCTTAAATCTGTAGTCATCTGTACCCTCGGAACTGGATAGGGGTATTTCAAACGTATCCTGTTGTATTTGTGTGATTATATAGTCGCGGTTACTCTTCTTAATGGCCTGTCGCTCTGGTTCGTTAAGTTGGACCATTTCTGTATGCAGAGTCATAGACTCGATACCAAAACGAGACGTATCACCAATTCCCGCTGTGTTTATATTTACCTGACCTCCCATTCCCGAATGAATGTTACAATAGTAATATAACGTACTCGGTGTATCACTGTTTACGGTAAACGTGATTATACGTGCATTCGATGTAGTCGTTTCAGTTTGGTTACCTGAATATTCTGTATACGGAACCGGGGATGCGTGAACACCGTCCGCACCCTGTGAAAACCTGAATGGATGATTACCGTCATCTGTGAGTCCTATTTCAAATGTATACGTGTTACCGTACTGCAACTCGAGGGTCGGCTGTTGTTCTCCGTTTATGAAATATTTACCATTCTGTACAGTCACGACAAAGTTGGTATTATCAGGTGAAGATTGTGTGACCAAGTTGGGTAAATTGTGAATACATTTGCCAATATCACTGAGTTGGATTTCTATTTCACACTCCTGTTTCGATAGGGCGCAGAGCGGAATCGCGAGTTCCGGGTTGTTGTGAAAATAGAACGGTATATCCACTATGTAACTCGTCGATGTAGTCGCGGGTGATAAGTGTTGATCGATAGACGTGTGACGTACCGGGAGGCCAGAAGATTCGTCGGGACATTTACCGATCAGTTTAGCTAAATTATTCTGTTTCGTCTGTGTGATGTAATGTTCACTGTAAATCTGTAACCAATCTCTAGGAATTCTCTGTATGAGATGTCCACCTATAGTGAGATCTACATGTTGAAAAATCGCATGCCCGATAGATTCTACGTATCGGAAGTTCACGCCGTTATTTTCTAAAGGTGGTAACGTAAAATGTACTCGAACCGCCTTTATTAAATCACCGGCGTTCGCTGGTATCGTGCATTTAACAATACCTCCATATTCTAGTTGACCATGTAGATCATGAGTCAAGTCATACGCTGAAAAGTTCGTATGCCTTTTGAACTGTTTTATGAAATGCGTGTATTCAGGATTCTCTGTGAAATAAGCATCCTGAGTACCCGTAGTGGCAAGTTGTACCCGTCCTGCCATTTCTATTATAACCCGTTAAAATTTTAAACCCGCTAATCCCCCCTCAACGTGTAAGACGTTATAATTTAAAGCGTATATCGAAAGGTTTATGTTTCGTGTAGTCGAAACCTCGTCGAGTTCCACATCTAGTTTCTTATGGATGATACGACTCATGTTTAGTTGACCGGTTGGGTAATACAGTTCCGGTTTCATCGCGAAAGAATACATGTAGAATTCATACCCCGCGTCTGGGCACCCGGTGTGATGTATGAGTGACTGTTCGTATGCGAGATATTTACCTGTGTGATCAAACATCGTCTTTCCATTACACTCAAATTTAATGTTTTTCACGAAGCGGTAATCCGATCTTTTACCCGTGACATGACTAGAAAACGACTGATCGGAAGATGTTGTATCTAGTAGACGGTCTTCGGGGACTGGATTTTCTTCGTCCATTCTGTATACCCGGACGTGTCCAGCCGTATCGGCGCCATCTGAGTTGAATGGTGCTCCGATAGCCAGTCTTAATCCATTGGAAGATAACGAGACAGAAAGTCCAGAATAATTTTGATAAGCTTCCCCGTCTATATCAGAACCTATTTGATTCCAGGAAGATCCAGACCAATCAAATACCCGTGTATGTCCGCGGTCGAGGTTGTTATATATCGCTCCAGCGGCGACTCTCGTTCCATCAGAGGATAATGAAACCGAATAACCAAAATTATCACCCGAAGATTCACCATCAATATCAGAACCCATCTGAGTCCACGAACTTCCCGAATATTCGAAAACCCGAACGTGACCAGAATTTGCGGTATTCCCAATCGCTCCATGAGCAAATCTAGTTCCATCTGAACTTAACGAAACGGAGAACCCCATCATATCAGTGCTACCTTCGCCGGGCATATCAATATATCCATTTCCCATCTGAGTCCACGAACTCCCCGAATATTCAAAAACCTTGACATACCCCCTTGCCGAAGGCGCCGCCGCTCCAATAGCGACTCGTGTTCCATCCGAAGATAATGAAATGGACGTTCCAAATTCATCACCTATAGCACCGCTCAGACTAAAACCAACCTGCGTCCACGAAGTTCCGGACCAGCTGTACACTGTGGCAATTCCACTGGTGGAACTGGCACCCGTAGCCCCAAAAGCGAGTTTCGTTCCATCTGAATTTAACGAAACGGACGCCCCAAGTCGTTCGTTATTGAGTGTACCACTAAACGTTGACCCCATTTGTACCCACGTAGACCCACTTAATTCGTATACTGAAACCTGACCAGAATTAAAGTATCCAATGTTGATTGCCGGGTCGGCAAAGGGAGCTCCAATAGCAACTCTCGCTCCATCCGAAGATAAAGACACGGCGCGTCCGAAATTATCTCCATCGACGAGACCGACTATATCTGAACCAACTTGTGTCCAAGATGTCCCATCCCAATCAAACACCTGAACTGTACCCTGATTACTCGCACCTCCTGCAATTATTCCCATGGCGAGTCTCGACCCATCTGAAGATAATGACACACTCCGACCAGCTTGATCGAAAAAACCTACACCATCAATATCGTTACCCAATTGAGAAAAGACGTCGGGGATGAAAGTTGTGAAACCATTAGCATTTGGTCCAGTCTCTTCTTTCGCTAAAAATAATAATTCTTTCACGGGGTTTGTAAACTTTAACAGCGCAGATTTCTTAGATTCATTTGGTTTAAATTGCATTGTCGATAACTGCTGCTGCGTTATGACATACTCCATGGGTCGCGTGAGTAAAAAGTTAATCTCGTCTCGAGTGATAAAGTAAAAGTCTGCGATAACAGACGCCTCGACGATAGACCCTATATTCGTCTTGGTACGTATCATATTCCCGTCCACTTCTGCATAATTAAATGTTACGTCGTCATCCACACCTTTAAACTTGATATGTATTTCGATTATTTGTCGAGTAATTGCACATATAGGTATGGCCAAACTGGGATTTCTAAAAAAGTAAAACGGTAAATTTAGGTAGAACGTTTTTGGCCCACTTCCTCCAACCCCACCCGTGATTTGTAATTGGTTATTGTGTCCGTTCATGTAATAAAGAGTGGTGTTGGCATCATCCTTGTTACTGTGGAGTTGATTGTACATGTCTATATAGTCACCTGTGAGTCGCTGAATGGTCTGACCACCTATCACAAGGTCGGCATACTGTATAACACTTGTACACGGTGAAGCGTTGTACAGGTCTCCGGGTAGAGTACTCGGCATAGGTAACGTCCCCAGGGTAAGTTTAAGGATCACGCTTCGAAGTAAATCCCCGACGTTATTTGGAATACGTGCTATGGCATTCCCACCCAGTGAAACATTTCCAGTAATAGGAATACCGACTGCTTCTGTGGAAAACCGAGTGTGTCGTTTATAGATGGACGAAAAGTACGAAATTTTTGGCTCCCCGGTAAGCCATTGATCCTGGATACCAGTGACAGCAAGGCGTAAACGTCCGGCCATTCTTACTACATGTGAGTAAAATTTTATCAAATAAAAGAGTGCGGTATTGTAGATGGATTTACGTTTGAGAAAATTCAACCCTGGCAAAATGGCCGACGATAAGGTATGTGTATTCATAGGAAAACGTAACACGGGTAAGTCGACCCTCGTGACTGATATTCTGTGGTACAAGAAACATTTACCAGCGGGTATCGTTTTATCGGCTACTGAAGAAGGTAATCACTATTATCAGCAGTACATACCCGACCTCTTCATTTATGGCGACTATGACAGGGAGGCGATCGAGCGTGTGATGGACCGTCAAAGAAAGCTTGTAGGCGCCGGTAAGACAAATTGTGGAGCCTTTCTCCTATTGGATGATTGCATGTACGACAACAAGTTTATGCGTGACACGTGTATTCGTCAATGTTTTATGAACGGTCGTCACTGGAAGATATTCTTTATGCTCACGATGCAATACTGTATGGATTTGCCTCCCGCACTTCGTGCGAACGTTGATTATGTTTTTGTCTTACGCGAGAATATCATCCAAAACCGAGAGAAGCTTTACAAATCATTTTTTGGTATCTTCCCGTCGTTCGATATGTTCAATAAAGTCATGGATGCATGCACTGAGAATTACGAGTGCATCGTGTTAGACAACACCAGTAAGAGTAATCGTATCGAGGATTGT